CGACGTAGCCCAGACCCAACTCCTGCTCTGGCGTGCCAAGACCTTGCGCCACCGCAAGGGTGTCCTCAAGATACCGCACGGCTGCGTTGACCTCAGATGTTCCCAGCCCATTGCCTGAGTACTCTCGGATGGCCATGGGGTTTGTGATTTTCCCCAACCTAATATCAGCCATGACCGCCCGAAAAACAAAGGGGTCAGTAGTATTGTTGAATTGATTGTTGTTGCGGTCGCGCTGCGCTGATACCAAAAAAGCCCGTTGGCGCGCACTCCCCCGCAATGCCGGGTGGTTTATAATGTCGGAAATGCTGGGGCGTTCTGTGGGGTCTGAGCTGTATATGCCACGGTAGAGTTCGTCGACGGCGTTATTAACCGCCGACTCTTGCGCGTCGTCTGCCGCTTTTTTCACCCGCCCGGCCTCCACACGCGCTGCGGTCTGCGCCATGCGGACCTCGCCTAGCAGACGTTTCGTGTCGTCACCATCTAATAATTTGCTGTAGACACCGTCCCTAAGATTGGCTTCGGCCCGAAGCGGGTCCAGGCGAATTTCACCACGAACGGTAGCCTCGCCCAAATCGGATAACGCCTCCTCTCGGAGCGTCTGTTTGACGGTATCGTTGACGGACATGCCATCGATGGTCGCCAACTGTTCTGCCAACACATGCTGTAGTTGCGTCGGGTCCATCTCTAGTGTAGTTGTGGCCGCCTGTAGCCCCACACCGTAGTCGGCCACGGCCTTCTTGCCTCTGGCCTCGGCTTCGATAGCGATGGCCCGGACGGCCAAGTCTCCACGCAGGATCACCTGTCCTTCTGCCCACGCCCGTCGCCCAGCCCCCGTCTTATACTGATCCGCAGAGTCATCGGTGAAGGTTTGAAAGTCCTTGATGATGTTAGCAGTGAAGTCTACGCCACCGGGTCCCATGTTCTCGACGCTGGCATAGAGATGCTTCGTCCACTCGACGCGCTTCACGGAAAGCTGTTTCCTAACCTCGGACAACTCTTGCGTTTCGGCCCGCTTTTCCATCTGTTTGCCAAGCGCGGCGATGTCTTGCCCGACTTGCTGCAAACCTGCACCACTACCAAAGGTGGTCGCTCCCGCGCGGCGTGACTGTATCTGTCCGCTTGCATTGGGTGAGGCCATAAATAGCTTTGGCATTAGGTCAAATCCCTGCGATGGTGGCCGGCGTGGGGGTGTTGTATGGCGTGGGGGTGTTGTATGGCGTGGGGGTCAGCTTGCCGGCGCCCTTCAGGAGAGACCCGGCGGCACTCATGTATCCAGCCTTCTGGGCCACCTTGCCCTCAAAGCGGTCAAGCGCAGCGCCCCTCTCCAGGCCAAGCGCCTGTAGTTCGCCGCCGTGCATGATCGTCAGCGCCTCTAGTTCTTCTTCCATCGCCTGATCTTCCAGCACGTCGAGGGATACTTGTGCGTTTCGTAACCCGCCCTGTCGCCGCGCGCCGATACGGCGTTGGCGCTCGGTGTTTTCAGCAGCAGAGGCGCGGGCGCTACGGGCGTTTGCCTCCCCAACAGCCGCGTTGAAGTTGCCTGCCTTGCGGGCAGCATTGCCCGCCGCGATAGAGCCCATGGCGGACATAGCCATTGATGCAATCAACAGCGGTTCCATGCCGGTCATTAGATTATTCTCGCATACAGCGCGCAATCGCCGCCGTCTGGTCTATAGGCCCGCATACGCTCTGCCTCCATCTTAAAGCCCAACATCTTTGCCCAACGGTGGCCCGGCTCAAAATCACAGTCCACGGTCATCTCAATCCGTTGCAAGTAGCACGCGCTCAGAAACCGCCGCACGGCCCTGTGGACCAAAATGAACTTCTCCTCTGCCGCGTACTTGGACAAATAGGCCCAGGCCATGCCGCGCCCCTGCCACATGTGCACGACACCCGCGCAGCCCAGGGGCACCCCGTTGTCCTGCATCGCGGTGAAGGCCCACGTCTCGTTCTCAAGCGCGGATGCCTGTTGTGGCGTGATCCAGTTGGACAAATACGCCTGTCCTTCCTGAAGGCAGACTTGCTCCAAGTGTTCCGCGACGTATGGGATTACGTTCATTGGCGGTCCTGCGTTTCTATCTGCGGCATGAATGCCTCAACCGTCATGGGTAGAGGCTGATCCTGCCGAATACATATTAGCGCATCGCTGCTGTACTCACTATCCCAAGGAACCTCAACGTCGCCATCGAAAAGCGCGGGCGCTGTGTCCATCGAGTCGCCGCCAGAACGGAAGATAAACGGGTCCAGGTCTGTGAACTTCGGCCCGAACTTGCCACCGAGCGTCTGGTAGAACCGAACGATAAGCCGTGTGATTCTCTGTAGTTTGCCACCGGCTGTGCCGTTCCGGGCACCAACATCGTAGCGAAGCGTCTGAAGGTCGGACACATAACCAAGCCCCACGGTGGCGCGGGATGTCTCGGCCACTGTGATGGCACCGGATGCAACCACCACATCAACCAGGGGCGCACCCTCGGACAGTACAGATACGGTCTCGCCCTCAAGGTGCGTCAGTCCGCTGATGCTGGTTACGCGCTCACGAGCCTTGCCGCCCGTCTGATAGGTTGTGAATGCTGTCGTGCTTAAATTCACGCCTGCACGCGTTGTCAGCTCAAATGTGTTGGTCGCCACGTTGGCAACCTTGTAGACCTTGCCGTTGACCTCGGTCATGCCAGAGACGCCGGTGATCCTGACGAGATCCGCGTTACTGAAGCCGTGGCTGGCCGACGTAACCACGCCGGGGCTGGCCTTCGTAATGGCCGTGATGGTCTTGGGCGTGTCCAGCGACAGACCGCTATCGACGTAGAACGCATCCTCTTGGTTGTTCCCGTCGTCCCAGAAGCCCTTCATGTACTCGATGTAACGCTTGGTCCCGCCGTTGATGTAGCGGTTCACCACCATGTACAACTCGTCGCCGGTATCCTCTGCATTGGGGATAGACGTGATGCTCTCGACCTTGGCCGCCGCAATGCCGAACGCATCACTGGTGCCGCCAATGGTGTGGCGGTGGAAGCCGATAATCTCCTGAAAGCGGTCGTAGGTCATGCCGACCAACGCGCCGTCAGTCAGGCACGTCCAGACAATGCTCTGCGGCTCTGCCTGATAGGCCATCTGGACGATGCCGCTCTGTGCAATGTGTTCTGCAATCAGCGTCATATCCGGGGCGCGGAAGCCGTCGTCCTCAAAGACATAGGCAAGCTCGCGCAACTTCTTCTTTGACTTCTGCGCGAACACCAGTGTTCTTCCGACGCGGGCCGGAACAATGTTTGCACTGCCAAAGGCGCTCGACCGGGACGCCGATATATTGGAAGGCGTAAGATTGCCGCCGCTGTCGGTGGGCCGAACGATCCACTCGCCGCCAACGGTTCCAACGATCAAACCCTTTTCATCATCAGCCATCCAGCGGATGACGTTCACCGTATCAGCCGACAGGGTGGTTACGGCGGCGCTGTCATCAAGCACCGCGCCAGCAGCGTCGGTCGGCGCGAAGTTCTCGAAGTCGCCTGTGCGGCTTAGATCAATACGCTGCGGCGTGTCTGTGGCTCCGCCGAAGGTCAGGCGGTTCTTGTGGAAGGTCGAGACGGCGGGGAAGCCCGTCGTGGTGGACCAGATGCCGAGCCGCCACGTTGCCGTGGCCGTAACAGCCGAAGCGTCGGGGCCGTCAATGGCTGCCACCACGATAGTCGTGCTGGTACGCGCTGTGATGGTCAGGAACGTCCAGTTGTTCGCAGCATCTTGCCAGCGTATCAGGCGGCCAATATCGGTGGTCTGGAAGCCCGTGTTGTTATTGATGCCCGTGATAGCAGAGGCGGTGACGTTGACCGAGCCAGTGGTGGCCGACAGCAACAGCGTGGTGGTGGTGACGTTTGTATTGAAGTACGGCCCATCCGAGAAGGTGATGTTGGTGATGGTCCAACTTGTATCGGATAGCCTTTCCAGCTTCCGCGCCGGGTAATTTGGGTGCGTGATGTAAAGCACGTCGGCGCTCTGGGAGAACTTCAGGGCAAACAGATCCGCCTCGGCATACAGCGTGACTAACTCAACTGCCGTGCCGGATACAATCTGCCCACGGTTCTTGATAAACCGGACATACATATCTCCGAACTCAAGGATGTATGCCTGTTCCGTGGAGAACTCAAAACGCACAACCCGTGTGGACTTGCTGCTGTCCTTGACCTCGACGATGTGTGCCGTGCCCGGACGACGCTGCGCTGGTCCCTGCAATAACGGGATGAAGTTCAGGCACGTCTTTAGGCCCGTGCTATATGTTTTTAAGTCGGGCCGCCCATAGACCAGCGGCGACACCTCGCCGCCGTTAAAGTTTGATTGCAGATGGGCCGCGACACTCATCTACAGCCTCGCCGTGATCCAGACATCATCCGGCAACTCCTGCGCCGTGCGCTCGAAGGCATTGACCTTCCGCGCCCCACGCTGCGCCGCAACGTAGCGGTTCTGCGCCGTGATGGTCTTCTTATTGGATTGGGTGAGCTTCTCTGCCAGATCGGTAGCAATGCGCGCCACAAGCAGATCAACAAACGTCTGGTCGAAGGCGTTGGGGTCTGTCTGACGGTAGATGTATATAATCTTCAGGGGGGCAGTGTCGTCCGTCAGAATGTGGCCGTCCTCAATCTGAAAGTCGTTTTGTTCCGCTGTCGGCAATAGACGCAGGAAATCCGCAGGGAGCGGATATTGCAAGGCAAAGCCGAACGCGGGCACAGTGCTGGATGCGGCCAGGGACGCCCGCTTGCGGGCGAAGTTCCAAGGATGTGCGCGTAGCTCGCTGTCGCGCGCGTGGGCATAGACACGGTTGCTCTCGCGCGCCGGCGTGCTGTCGTCAGCCAGCGACGTGATCGTACTGGAACCGAGCCGCTGCAATGCAAGATTTGCGATATCGACTTCTGAGGGCACTAGAGCACTCCCGCGCAGATTAAGAAGCGGTGGAGGCGGAGCCCTCGCCAAAGCTACTTAGGAAAAGACAACCGTGTTCCACGATGAAGTGGGGAGAGGCCGGAGCCCCTCCCCGGTATCATTCAGTCAACAACGTAGTTGACGACCAACTGGATGCTGCCTGTCAGCGTAGCGCCGCCAGTAACAACCGTCACGGGGATGCCCGTGGTGTCGGCGTCAACAACTCCGTTCTTGCCAAGCACAATCGTAGCAGCAACCGCGACCGACTGAGCGGTCGTGGAAGCAGCAGCAGCCTTCCACTCGTCAACGTCCAACGCCACAGCCGTACCGGCTGCGTTGTTGTAGGCCGCGTGACCGACCGAGAGAGTCGAGGACGTGTCGAGGGCGTCGTAAGTCAACTCCCCCGAGAGGAAGCGCGCACCGTTAGGGAGATTGAACATCTCGATAACGGTGCCAATCCCAACGGCCACCGCTTCGTAATCCGCGTAAGCAACGCGGACCCGACCAGCCATCTCGCTGGTTTTGACTTTAAGAGCGGGAGTCGTCTGGTCCCACTTCGTCTTCTGGGCCGAATATACAGTAGCCATCGATTAAGCCTCCGAGCAGGTGATAGCGACGACCTTCTTCTCTTCCAAGCGGGTCGCGCCGAACGTACCTTTGACGTAGACCTGCGTGGCATAAGACTTGTCGCCGCGCTCTGTGATTTTTGCTTCGATGTCGTTCCAGACACCAAGAGCAACGCCAGACTTCGCCCAACAAACAGCGGTTCGATCCGTGCCTGCCAGGGCCAGACGCTGGCTGTCAATGAAGTTAAAGCCCATGAACGACCGGATACGGCCATCCACAAGAACGGGCTTGTTGGTGAAGTCGAGACTGATGGCCTGGGTCTGCCCCAGAAGATCATCGTGCTGTTGCGCGCCGATTGCACAGAACAGCATCTCGTTGTCCACATCGACTTCAGCAGCGATAAGAAGCTGCATCGCCTCGCGGAGTTTAACAATAGTCATGCCGCCAGCAGTAGTTGCCGCAGTCTGACCGGAGGGAAAGGTGGTGGACGTGCCGCCATCTTCGCCGGTCTTGGACGTGCCGGTCATGGCCGCGATGATCTCGTCGTCCATCGCACGGCCCAGGGAATAGGCACCGTTGATGGCATAAGGCGAGGTCGGGTCAGCAATGATCCGCAGTTTGTCCTGATCGTCAATCAGGTCTGCCCATTCGTAATCAACAGGGTAGACCCACCGGCGATCCTGTGGGGTCTCGATTAAAGGCGTGTCTGCGTGGCGCGTGGTCTTCTTTTGCGCGGTGACAGAACCAACCTGATTCAGGGGTACGCCAGATTTACCCTTGAACGCCTCCTCCGTGACGGATGCGCGGAACTTAGAACCCTTCTGCTGAAGCAGATGGCCCACGGTCGACTTATAGTCAATTACTGACCAGTCGAGTATTTCGTTGGACATTGGGATAGCCCTCCATTTGTCCGTTAAAACAAAAGCAAGACGGGCTTATCCGAAACTCGGGGCCACACTACTTGGGCGCTGGCGTGTCGGCCCACTTGGGTTATCGACGGGTGCACCTGTTCGACACCGATTGGTGTGCTCTGTGTTGCACAATAGCAACAGTGTGTTGTCTATGCAACAGGTTAATTAAACCCCGGCGCTGTGCCCAGGTCTGTTGATTAACGCTTACAAAACGCCCGCTGATTCGCGGGAAAGCTGCGCCTTCTGCTCAACAGCGGCAGCGTGGCCGGGGTTACTCTTGTTCATCCAAGCGTCAGCCCAGTTGGGGTCCATCATCAGTTGTCCGAGTTTGACCGATGCCATGGCCGGGGTGTTGATGCCCGTTTCGGTTCGACCCCCCGCATCAGTCGGGGCCTCGCCCATCTTGCCGGCAAGGCCGTCCACGAATCGCATGGCCGCTGACGGCCCCATCGTGGCGCGTAAGCCCGTAAGATGCTCGGCAGTCATATTGAGCGAGGCCGCAGCTTGGTCGATGCCCTTGATCTTCTGGTCATAGGCAGCGCCCCATTCGCGCCGCAGTTCGGCCTCGGCGTCCGTAGCCGACTGCGTGTTCTGCTCTTCGCCGGATGCCACAAGGCCGCCAACATGCTCGTTCCATTTCTCGGAAACCAGCGCCGCCTGCTTTGCGGTCAGCCCCGCCTCATGGAATACGCCGCTGGCCCACTCGGCCATCTTGCCGTCGTCCCCCTCTGGGACGGGTAGATCGTAACCGGACGACTCCTCGGGACGCCCCAGGCGGTTGTAGAACGCACCCATCACTTCCGCATCGGCGTCGGGGCCGGGGATCGCAACGGTGGTTTCGTGGTTGGTCGCCAGCTTTTCGAGGTTGCTGTAGCTTTTCACCACGCCCTCAAAACCGGCCTTGTCAAAGCCCTTGCCCGCAGCGTATGCCTTCAGGTCCGCGTCTTGAAATCCGTCAAGCGGCCCAGCCACGGGGGCCGGGGTGGGGGACGCCTCCGGGGCTGTCGGGGCCGGGGTGGGGGACGCATCTACTGCCGGGTTGTCCGCTGGTGCGGACCCGATATCGTCAGTCATAATCCTTAGTCTCCGGTTGGGTTAAAATATCGTACCAGTTCATTCGGCGTAAGATTGAGGTGCTTGGTGATACGGAGCCAAACCTCTCGCCGTCCTTGTAGGACTCCCTCAAGACGGGCGTTCATATGAAACGTGCTCCGGTCCGCGCGGCAGAAGGTGGCAAGGTCTTCAAGCACCGCATCGCCGTCAACGCCCTTGAACGCGCCTTGATAATTCCGCTTGCGCGTTGTCAGTAATTGCTTCGGGTCTTTTCGGGACATTCATCGCTCACATATACAAAAACAAAGCGCCGGCACATCAACTCCCGAGTTGCTTCATCACGCCCGCCGCTGCCGGTGCGGCCTCGATCATCTGTTGCGTCTGCTGCTGCTCGGTGCGTGCCTTACGGGTCGCCGCGACGGTCTCCTTACTGTGCATCCAAGACGGTGGGACGGCATTGATCTCGGCCAGTGCGGGATAGATCGCGTCCACGTTGAAGTGATCCAGTGCAGATAAATCCTGGGTCGTATTGGCGTAAGCAATCGCCGCTTCCAGCGTCCGCAGCCAACCAGCGGCTTCCTCGGCGCGCTGCGAGCGTGTAAGCGGGCTGTCATATTCAATATCAAACTCGCCATCTGCCTCGATCAACAGAGGCGGCAGCGGTGGCAGCATCTCCTGCCGCACCAGAAGATCAACCTCGCGCTCAATCATCGGGCCGAGCATCTCGCTCTGCTGACGGCCCATTGTCGGGCTGAGTAACGCACCCTTCTCTCGTGCGCGCTCAAGTACCTCGGTCGCCGTCATGGCCGGGGTCTCGACGAGAATCTGGAACAGAGACACGAGGAAGGCGTCGTTGATGACGCTGCGCTCCATGTCCATAAGCTCCTGACCGGCGGCAAGGTTGCCCGTGGGCAACTCATGCACAAGGCGCTGGCCAGCCGCGTTCACTCCGCCGGCATTGATCGCGCCCGGCTTGAGAGAGAAGGTGTCGATAATGCCGTCATCATGCGTCAGCAGAACCGGGTCAACTACCCGGTGGCCCTGTTTGAGCATGGTCTTCTTTTGTTCATTTAGAACCTTGATCGCGGGCAGCGCCATCATGGCAGGAGAGCGACCGTATATCTCGCCCGGCCCAGTTACATACCGGCTAATAGCATAGGGGAATGTATTGTAACCGCCCTCGAACAGAAGCTTGGCCTCATCCACCAGGACGTAGTATGACGCAAAGGGCATACCCTTTGAGTCCACACGCCCGCTTCCATACGCCTCGGCGCGCGGCTTTACACAGTGGATAATCTTGTATTCCTTGTCGGGGTTTTCCTTCATGTCCTTTGCCAGATTGTCCGGCGCTTGCGTGAAGAACCCGCTGTTGATGCGCTGCTGTATCTGACGCGCCTTGAGGGAATACTTGCGGTACACCGTGTCAACAATGCCCTGTACAGACATATCAAACACAATCTCGCGAAGATTCAGGGCGCGATAGCGAAGGCCGCCACCCTGCTCGTTCCGCTCGGTCAGAATGGCCGCCGTGCCAAACGCACCGAGACCAATATAGGCTTCGTGCTGCTGGCTGGCGTAGTTGGCCTTGGGAGCGTAGCGGTGCTTGAACAGAATCCGCGTGGCCTCCTCAAACCACAGCTTCGTCTCACGGTCCTTGTTCAAAAAGGGGTCGGACGTTGTAAGCCGGTGCCATTGCTGGTTGCGCGGCGTCAGCATGCTCTCCATCGCCGCAGCAAACCGCTCCAGGCCAAGGGCCGCCGTGCTGTCAAACATCTTCTCGGTGCGCTTATCGCCCCGTGTCTGCGCATCGCCAGCAGCCGCCGTCATGTGTGAGGAGTAGCGGGGGAGAACCCGATCGGCGACCTCCTCCCAATGCGCGCGCCAATTTCCCAGGCCGCCGTCCAACACGGCATAACGCCGGATGATCTGTTCTGCTACTACGTTTGCCATTTAGCTTCCTGCTCAGCCCCCTACCTAGCTTCCCAACAAAGTCTTGGTTGCAAATTCGGCATCGCCACCGCTCGTGCTGGCACCCAGGGTGCGGCCCTCTGCGGTCTTGCGGCGGCGTCGTGCTGCCGAGGCGGGGGTGGGGGCGTCCGCCTTGGGCGTCACAGGGGAAGGCGGGGGTGGGGGCGCGGGGGTGCCCGAAAAGGGGTTAATGAAGTTGGGGACTATTCCACCCATCCTAAACCCCCAGCAGGGTCTTGGTGGCAACAGGGGCGTCTTCAGTCACGCCCTGCGGGCTGGTCCTGATGGTCGCAGACCGCCCCTGTGCCGCCGCGCGTCGCAGCCGGGTATCCAGCGCCGCCTGGCGCACCTCGGCGTCGGAACGTGTCGGGGGCGGTGGGGCCTGCTGGACCGCAGGCGAAGAACCGCCGCCAAAAAGACCAGACATAAAAATACCCCTTCGTTAAGAACGACCAGTACAGATATGTTGCATAATAGCAACAGTGCTACAAGAGCACAACGCTAAATAACAGAGTAATCCATGTCGCTAGCTACGCGCTGTCGTCTGCCCAATCGCGAAGTACCCGAATCCCGGCGCGCTACACTGCGGCTAAAGGTCGCCGCCAGGGCGTCGGCAAAATCAGGGCTGGCGTGGCCGCGCTTCTTCATACGCTCCTTCGGCTCCAGCTTGAGCTGCCCCTTGAGGGAAAAGTCATACATCGGGCCGCACAGGTCATCAACCAACTCCCGCTGGTCCTGGAGCGACGCATCGGTGATCCAATCCCGCATCCGACCCCATAGCTCCGTGCGGTGGTTCATGTACATGTCCTTGTCCTGGGCACCGCCACCGACCTTGACCTCAATCACCCGGTAGCCGTTATGCTTGAGAAGATCAGCCACACCACCGCCCACACCATCCCCCTCGATAAACACCGCGTCGGGCTTATGACGATCTATAGCCTTGGCGCAATGCTCCGCAAGCTCAACAACAGAACATTTTGCAAAAAATTGCAGGGGTATGCTACGGGCATCCCGACCGTGCCGAAAAGCGATGACCGCCTTGTCATTACCAAAACGAGCAGGGTCCACGCCCATAACAAGCGGGGCACCGGAATCAACGTGGGTCGGGCGGACAATGGCATCCTCCACGGGGCCGCGCCCGATGAACTGCTGATCCCCCTGACGGGGGAACTGGCCGTAGACCTCAACACGGGCCTGATCACTGTCCTCGCCGTACTGGGAGATTATGGACGTGTACAGACCATGATCATTCTCCTCAACACTGCGACCGTCGATGTTGGCGTGGTCCCACTGGTCACGGTTGCCATGAAAACATTCAAAAAATTGTCCCGAAGGGTTCCGGGGATTGGAGATTACCACCCAGAAACGGTGGGTCGTGGCGTCGGTGAAATAACCCTGCGCGACCGGCCAGATCACAGAGGGAATGCCGCTGGCCTCGTCAAACAGCACCGCCATCCCCATCTGGGAATGAACCCCCGCATAGGCGTCAGGAGCTTCCTCCGACCACAGCCGGGCCTGGATGTACCAGTACGCACTGTCATACTTCGTCGTCTTCTTCAGCGTGGACACCAGCCAATCAGCGGGCTGAAGGCTCATGGCGTTGTGCTCAAACCACCGGCTATGAATGGACATGGTAGCCCACTTCCTGATCTCAGGAAAAGTGGTCGACTTCAACTGCTGCTCCGTGTTGGCGCTGACAATCACCGTACTGGACGGCATGGTGCTGAAAAGCCACAGCGCAATCCAAGCCAAAAAGGCCGACTTGCCAATCCCGCGCCCAGACGCCCTGGCAATCTTAAACAACTCCGGCTTCAGCCCCTGAAGCTCGCGATTGCGGTTGCCGGCAATGTGAACCCGCATCTTCTCCAATGCCTCAAGCTGCCATGTTCGGGGGCCGGTGAACCGAGCCAGCGGCGACCCGGCCTCACCCCAGGGAAAGGCGTACATGACAAAACCAAGAGGGTCGTCCGCAAACCCAAGGATCGTATGGACGAGCTGCTGCTCGTCCGCATGAGGTTTCTGCTTGGCCATAATTAACCCGTATCCAGTTAATAGTGAAGTAGGGGTGTTGGGGCGTTATGGCAAATTTGAAAATTTATATTTTTTTTTGTGAAGAAATTTTCAAAATGTCAGGGGCAGTACCACAATCATCAGCCGCCGCCGCGAATTCCGGGGGTCCCCCACCCCCACCCCCACCATTTTTTTTATCGCCAACCCAGGCGCCAGCCCGGCCATCGGCCACCAGATCGATGACGGGCACGTCGTCGCCGGCCCGGTAGGCGCGCAGCCGGCGCGTTGCGTCCTCCATGGCGGCGCCGAGGTCGATTGCGTGATGCGTGACATCAACGGCGATAGACTGAGGAACCACTTTGGCCACTAGGCTGACGTATGTCGCAACGTGGTCGACGGCCAGCGTGTCCAGATAATTGTATACCGTGACCTGGGTCTGGAAATGATCGCCGATTAGTTTCGTCAGAGCGTTGTTGGTCGCCTTGGCATCCGCCGTAACGATTTTGGGGATCGGGCGCGGCGCAACCCGCACCTTGGGCTTATTCTTAGAGCCCGGTGGACGACCAATC